TAAAATGCATTATGCGAAGTATTGTTAGTATCTCTATACTTGGCATAAACAGCTAAATTCCCGCCCCTAGTTTTGGTTATAGATACCCCGCAGTATTCTCTATATCGATAGTTCTTCACTGACCCATTGCCCTGACAGGACTCTACGGTATCTGTTCCTTCGGAATCATCACTGGTATCTAAGTATGCATACTTAATAGTATTATCGGAGGTAGTAGGGCAGACCATGTGTATCTTAGTCCCTGTATCACCGTCTGTTTGCCAATCAGCCCAACAGTCAACGGCTTGAACATTTGCTGCCACTATTTCATTGGCAGCACTCCATGTTGCTCCGCCATCGGTAGTTTTGCTATAGACTAGATTCACCCCGCTATCTATGTAGATAACATAACCAATCAAAGTTGATTTCCAAAACGGGCCCACTCTCCACAGAGCCTTATATGCAGAAGTTTCTATAGAGGCATCAATCGTTACATCAGCCATTTAGCTTCTCCTTAACTGACTGTTCCAATCTATCCCTCAGCCCAGGCTTCTCAAACCAATCGTGTATGTCCGCAGGGTGTTTAAGATTGGGTAGTGTCTCGGTAGACATCAATAACTTATCCACATCAGCAGAGACTAATGGAGAGTCCTTTTTAAGGGCGTTGAGGTGTAGCTCCCAGTGCTTCTTATCCTCTGGGGACAAGTCGCTTAATTTTCTCTTGCTTATTGAGCTTAAATCAGGCATTACCTGCTCCTTATGCAAGCTAGACTTAATTCTTCCTGGCTTCCGTAACTTTCTTCATCGCCTCATTGAACTTTTCAAATTCTGGCTGGTATTTCTTTAGGACTTCCTGCACTTCCGCTAACGCATTTTCGGGAACCGGTACAAGGTGTAGCTTCAGTACAGGTCGCCCTTCAGGTACACGAGGAGTCAAGTCTAAATTAAGGCAGGGTACTTCTATATTTACATCTTTTCCCATTTTCTTACTCCTTTACGCCGTTTCCCTACTCTCTAATGCTATGCAATACTCCTGTAGAGGTATTGTAGGCAAGTTTTGCGGGTTAGGTTTTGGTTCAAAAACAAGATTATCGCAACCCACCCCAGGGATTAGCTCCATGCGAGTGAGTTGCCATCCCCAATCCTTATATGGCAACTCAAGGCCATTATCCCCATTGCCATCTCGGAATATACAGGTTATTTCTCTCACATTAACACTCCTTTACTCCGGTACAGTTATTGTGAATATTCCGCTGGCATTCCAGGTGAGCTGAAAAGTCCCAGCCTCGCTGGACTTATCTTCCCCAAAATCTACATACAAGATAAGCGGTTGGTCTGCCTCAGCTGCCTCGGTGTCGTCATATAAGACCGCATACCTGGCCGTTAGAGTAGAATCTGCCCAAGCTGTATCAGCAGCATCAAACTTGGTTACCCTGGTTGCCTCGGTAATGGCGGTAGATGTTAGTGCCTTACCTCCAGCCGTGTAACCAGTCCCTGAGACCTCATTGGTTATATCTTCCTTATGGTCGTGAGTCTCCTGGTTTGGGGTGTAAGTTGAAGTGCAGAGCATGCACATGATTTTGGTCTCTGAGTCCATGTCGCAGAGCTTTGCTCCTAGTAGATTTGTGGGGAAATTACTGTATGCTTTGATACTAACTGCCATGTCTGTTTACCTCCTATTTATCTTTTAGGACATCTACCCTCTTATTGATAGGGATACCTTTCATTCTTAGCGCGGTCAGTAAATCCTCCCAGCCTTCCGCTTTCACCCTTGCTACATCGTCCTCATCTACATTTTTAACAACTGCCGTGACTGTGATTTTTATATCTGCCATATATCCCCCTTTTATTTGTTATGACCTTTGGAAGTTGGGGGAACTTTCACTCCCCCAACTGGTCAAAACCCATAACTAGGAGGCATCCACGATTTTGACTGCCGTTCTTGGGTCGGCATAGCCCACTGTAAACCGGGCATCTATGCCATAGTACATAGTCTTTTTCATGAAGTTGTCCTGGTCATCGGGCTTATCAAGGCTTGTTGCCTCTGGCTTCTGCCTTTCCTGGAATATGATCGGCTTGATTTCCTCAGTAGTACACAGCACAAACCAGTCGGCAGTATCCGAGTCAATCCACGGAGAGACGACAATTTCCTTGACAAAATCGGCCTCTGGCCTCTTGGTTCCAGCTACCCCAGGCACCCATAGGGCGTCTTTTATCGCTATGGCCATTTTTGGCGCACAGACAATGGTATCTGGTATCAGCCCAAGAGGCTTCCCCCAGTCATCCTGGAAGGTAGCCATCTTGTCATAAGCAGCAGCTAGACCAGCTCGTATCTCTGTCGCTGAATCTGAGTAAGCACCACTGAGTAAATTGTCTATATTCCCACTCGCCCCTATGGTTCTGGTATCGGCAAAGAAGGCAGTCCCATCATAAGCGGTATCAGTGGCGCCATCATCCAGCTTGCTAAAGACTTCCTCTAGGACTCTCTTGAGGTAAGACCTGGCTAAACCTCTCACCCTCATAGGAATATGTCCGAGCTTATTATCCTTGAAGGCATTACGGTTTATCCCAAACGTGGCTTCCCAGTCCTGATTAGTTAAGGTCAGGCTATAAGGATTCAGTCCATGTAGCTGCCTTCCATCCGTCCACTCATTCATGGGTGGAGAAGCCCCTAACCAATCGTATTCCTCTTTGTCCTTATCGCTAGGAATGATAGTAGCTATCTTTTTCCACGCCTCAAACTCCGTAGCCAGTTCTCCTAACGATTTCAAAAAAATAGCCAAAACATTAGTTCGCATCGCGGTTGTCATATCTGACGTTACATACATCTTCTAATTCCTCCTTTCACTTTCTAGTTAGGTTTAGGCTCCAGCCCAAACACCATCGCCACCAACGATATACCAACCGGCACTACCATCACCGATGATTTTAGCCCAGTCGCCCTTATTTGCTCCGCTTTTGGTGTTACTCAAAATTCCACCATCTGTCCCAGTCATTGAAACAGCAGCGATAGTTCCGTAAATACCATCTGCATTATCAGGGTCAACCGAGAGTTTAACCCCATCATCGGCCCCAATGTTTATGAAGGTATATTCCACCCCTTTCACTGTAGCCGGAAGGGTGACGATCTTGGCATCCGTGCCAACCAGAACAACGCTGCCACTTTCTTCTACCGTCAGGGTGTAGTCATCCGTGACAGTTACGACATTCTTCTTTGCCACAGCTTCCTTCGCCACAGCAGGACCAATGTCAATCCAACCAGAAGTAGCACTAACATACTCAACGAGTATGCCTACAGGAATCGCTACTCCGGACGCTGGAGTTTCATCAAACGTCTGGTCGTCAATGAGGTACATCATTTCACCGACCATTGCCTGAGTTATGCTCGTAGCTACAAGCAGGAATAATCCTTCTGTGTAGACTTTGCACCATTTGGTGCCGGCGCCGGCACTATCATCTACCTTTTCAGCAGCTACCCCTGCGAATTTATAGCCTGCTGTAGCCTGTCCAGCTACAACTAACCCGGCAGCTGTCAATGTGACAAAACCACCCTTGTAGATGATGTCAGTGCCCATAAGCATTGACTTATATCCGGGTTCTTTACGAGTTGTTTCCCTATCCGCACTTAATACGGTCATATTTAGTTCACCTCCAATTCAGCTTTTTTGGCTGCAATTAAGTCCTCTTTGCTAACCCTCATAGTTTCAGCCATCCTCAACTCCGCCTCGGTTAGCTGGACATCCTCTCCATCATTACCACCACCCTTTTCAGTGAGGTCAACCACTACGGGCTGCGCCTCTACGAAAGTAACAAACCCTTCAGGGTCCGCAAGGGCATACTTATCCGCCCATTCCTTCTGTGCTGGGGTAACCTTTCCTGCGTGTATAGCATTAGCTACCACAGTATCCCTATCCCGTTCCGCCAATGTCTGTTCCAACTTGGCAACTTTACCCTTCACATCCTCATGCTCCGCTAGGGAGACTTCGGCCTCTTTGCTCTCAGCCTTTTCCTTCATGCCTTTAACTGCCTCTAAGACATCGGCATTTTCGTCAAGACCTAAAAGCTCTCGTAATTCCTTGTCCATTAGTTCATCCTCCTTTTCTTCTGATTCGTTATTATTATTAGTCCCAGGCTCGCTGGGGGAGTTGTCACTACTCGCTTGTTTCTCCAATAGGGATTTCAGCTTTCCCTTTACCTCTTTGACAAATGCCCTGATTGCGGGAGAGCCAGCTTTACCCTTTATCTGAGCCTCAGCTTTGGCTAGCCATTCGTCCAATCCGCTATTAAGCTCATCCATGCTTATCGTGTCGCCAGGGGAATGAGGAGTAATATCACCCTTCTTTACATCTTCGTTGGCGTTGTCCCCCTCCCCCTGACGGCTTTTTACTTTCTGACCTCTGGGTGGGAGTAAAGCATCAACGCCTTTCTCTTTAATCATCTGCTCGGCGGTTTCCTCATCCACCCCATAATGAGACATTACCCTTTCCAAGTCAGTCTTAGGAATCCCGCCCCTCGGCACTCCTTCTGCCAACTCATAGATAACCGTCTCAAAATCATCCCCTTCTCCATACTGAGCACGAATGTCGGCAATAGTCTTAACGGCTGGTATATCACCACCAAGCATTGACACAGCCTTCAAAACAACAGGCCATACCTTGCCCCCTACCCCATATTCAAAATTTATCTCGCTTGACACCTTCTTATAGCCACCTGCCTTGATAATATCGCCTATCTTCTTAGGAACATCCTGAAATGAAGCCACCAGTTTATCACCTACTCGCTTCAGCGACCTTACCCAACCAGCCGAAGGGTAGCCGTCCTTCTGTAGTAGTTTTTGGTTTTTATCATGCCCTAACTTAACGGGAGGCTCGTAATTCAATTTGCTATCAGCAGAAAGAGCATTAAAGGAGTTTACCAATTCGTCTAAGTCTTTCTTTTTATAGGTTCTAGGGCCACCTGAACCTGTCCAAGTACCGACTGCCATTATCTCTACGTCATCTATACTGACAGTCTCTAGCTCCCCCTCCGCTTCCTTCTTTACCCAGTTACCGGCTGCATCCTTTTCGTAGACATTCTTGACAGCAGCCCAAGCTACTTTTCGGCACCGCTCCTCATCGCCATCATATTGCTCCCAAGCACTATTGAAGGCTGATACCCAAATCGTTTGAGCGTGTTCCGGCAAACTCTTAACTTCGTCTGGTGGATTCTTTACATTGTATGGCATTTCTACCTCCCTCTCCTTTCTGATTTGGCTATATAAACCAGCACACACCGGCACTTTGTCCCACCTTCACAATCGGGGTTACCGCTTGCATATCTGGCCGTCCTTTCATCGTTATAGTCCCATTCCTCACCATCTAAACGCTCACAATTTGAGCAAGTATTAGAGTCCATAATTGCTGAATATTGACAACTGGCAATACTGTCTTTCTCTGCCTCTGCCTGCGCCCCACGCCCAAAGTTAAAGGCTTCGTTTACCGAATACTGAGCCGAAGCTATCAGTTCCCTATCTGACAAGCCTTTTAACCCCTTGCGTAATTCTTCCTTGTCGGCTATACCTTTTTTTAATTGCCTCAGTGCCTCAAAAGTAATAAAAGACTTGAGCTTATTTGCCATGACCGTTGCGCTTGCCTTTGACCTGGTTTTCAAAAACTCCTGAACTAACCCGGCTTCCTCTGGGCCAAGAGGCTTAGGCACTTCCCTATATTCAACGTGGCTTTGGGCTACCAATTCTTTCTTGACCTGAAGCCGTCCATAATTGAACATATCCTCTAAGACACCGTGCATCTTGCTTGCCATTTGCTGCTTGTACCGAACTTCTATATCTTCCAGCTTGCCCAAGTCCTTTGTAGCTATTGCCCTAACTGCCACCAAAGCCAGGTTGTTTATTTGCTTTTCTATAATGTCCTTAGTGGCCTTGATAAACTTTTCCTCGCCTGAGTCAAGAACTTTGCTTATCTCATCAAAGGCGACAAAGGTTTCAGCATAGGTAAGCTCTCGCTTCCGCTTTGCCTCTTTGAAGTAGTAATGCCTCTCGCTCTGCTCTATGTCCTCATCCTCTGGCTTAGGGGGAAGATGGAGCATATCTCTTAGCGTATCCTCTATCTCCGGACCCTGTGTTATCTGCCCGGCATTGGCAAGGTCAACGATAGCCTTTGCGTATTTCTCCATATCCCTTGTTTCTAAGCCACTAACTGTTAGCTTAGGGTAAGCCTCAACATTCCAGTTATAATCAACTAATTGTGGTATCCCATAGCGATTCACTGTATCGCAAATGTTATTACAGATAGAACGCAAGGCCATAAGGAAAAACGAACTCTTATCACGTGATAACGCAAAGCTACCTACATCAGTAGAACCAAGAGAAATAAAATCAGCAAGGATAGAACGGGCTATCATTCTATCGTGATGCTCAATTGACGGCATGAGGTCTTTGATACTGCCAGACAAGCCCTGAATACTAAAATCGTAATCTTGCGATAGCCGAACATACATCTTTTCGTGTGCGTTTAAGTGCTCCCCGATATTGTCTAGCCGTTCCTTTTCCGTTGCGTCTGCTTCACTTGGATGCTTTAAGACAGGCACACCTAACGCATGACGAGCCGAAGATATAGCATCAATACGGTAGAGGTGGTCCTTGTAGTACCAGTGTTTATAAGCAGCCCGCAATAGCGATATACCCTCAAAATTACTGCCTTCTTTGTCGTGGGTAAATACTAAGAGCTTCTCGGCTGGTATGGAGAGGAAAGCGTATTGGTCGTTCTTCCATACGAACTGAGTAATACCTTCTAAGCCACCAGTTGCCTTGTCCAAGTTCCAGCTATACAGTGTCTTGGGTAGTCTGGGAGCCAGCTTATGCCACCTTACCTTGTCATCTACTATCTCATAGACCTTCTCAAAGACACTGAAGCCAAAGGCAAGCATTAAGAGGGTATGTTTTAGGAAACTGTCCCAGGTAATCGTCATTTGCTCTTTGAGGTTGTCCTCAATGAACTCTGCTATCTCTTTGTCCTGTGGTGAATCAGAGGCCGGTTCAACCGACCATGTAGCAGAACGGAGAGGTAATTCGCAAACTAAAAGCGTGGCTTTTACTTGGCCATCAGAGCGTCTCATTTTATCGTAGACTTTGATAGCCTTATCGCCACACAAATCAGCGTTGTAATCTTTTTCAGTCAGTTTACCCGATATGACAATAGTGCCCGGAGCACCAATCTCATCGGTCGCTGGCTTTTTCCCGTTTCTTTTACTTTCTCCGAGTGAAACCTTGACAGGCCCTAAAGCTAACTGCATCCAGTATCCTTATAGCTTTATTTCTCCCGCCTTGGTTTTCCTTTACACTCTCCCGCATTTAGTTTTACTACTTTCACTATAAGGCTAGGTATTTCAATTTGTCAAGCATATGTAAAGCAAACTGAATATTAAAAATCCTTTTTCAATATGCCCTTTAATATCAGTTTCTCCTTCACCGGCTCTAGCTTCTGGTCAACCGTTCCAACCGGTCGCCAAAGGTCAGCGATACCATAAGCTAGAGGGTCAACTATATCATCATGCTTGCCACTAGGGAAGCGTGTAACTTCATCAAGGAAAGCAGCCAGCCAGGGGGCTTTTTCTGGCAGGGAAACACGGCCAGCCTCACATATACCTGTTATCTGGTTAGCCCGTTGCTCCTTGCTACCCTGTGCAGTTATCTTTACTACCGGTATGTCAGTATCACGCTTTATACTCTGAATTAGAGACTGCCCACTGGCTGCATCTTCCACTTTCACGACATTAGGGTGGTGAAGGTTATATTGTGCCGGCAACATTCTCAACAATTCGGGAAACTCCAAACGGCCACGCCACATATCTATGATACATATACCATTCTTATGCTTGCCCAACGTCAAACATACGTTGAAGTCTGAAGTCGGTTTGGTCTTAAATGCTGTATCCCAATATTGCGCTACTCTCTCCAACTGTGGTAGCTCTTTGTAGTATTGCCACCAATCCACCTTAAATAGACTGCCTTCCTCTCTTGTGGGACGCTGCTGAAACATAGCTAACCAATACCGACCAGTTGTACCCCCAACACTCTCTCGTAAAGTTTCCAATGCCGACAAATCAAATAATTCAGGACATAAGGGCTGGCCTTCTTCTCTCCCCATCGGGTCGTTTTCCTCAGCGATAGCAGGTAAGTTTACAACGTCCCAGGGTTCGGTAGCATGTTCTAAGAGTCGGCCTACCAAATCGTTATCATGCCACCTGGTCATCATAATAATAATTGAGCCATCTTGATATAACCTAGTCCGGGCAACTGTACGCCACCAATTCCAAGTCGCTTCACGATAGGTAAGGGATTCCGCCTCCGCTATATTCTTCACTGGGTCATCAATGATAAGCAGATTAAACCTCCGGCCTGTCATTGGTCCGCCTACGCCAGCCGTGAACATACTCCCGCCACTGTCAAGCTCCCAAAAAGACTTAGCGGTAGATTCCCTTGATAGCCTAATGTCTAACTCCGCGCTGTGTTCAGTAATGCTATTCCTAACCTTGCCCCCCCAATATGACGCAAAGTTAGCTTCATAAGAGGCTAAACCTATCCTATACTTCGGCCACTTCTTGAGCGCCCACACCGGTGTCCAGTGAGATATTAGCAAACTCTTACCATGCCCTGGGGGTAATGTCACAAGTAGCCTTATAGGGTGATTGCGTATCTCTGCTATCTTATCGGATATTAACTGCAAATGTGGGAAGGGCCTCCACTCGCCACCTGTTAGCTTTTCGGCTAGCTGTGCAGGTGTCCTGAAGCGATAATCTTGGGATATGCTCCTAGAGGTTTTAAGCGGTAAAAATTGCGTTGTCATTATACTTTAGTAGCACCTAAATACTCGGCTGCCATATACTCTAAGGCTTGCCATAAATTCTTTTCGGTTATATCCCCCTGCTTCATCATTCCATCCACTACCTGTTTGATAACCTGAGCTACACCGATAGGTACTCGGTCAGTACCAAATATAGAAGATAGCGGGACCCAGCTTTTATCCTTGCTATCCTCGGCTTGCTCCCAACCTTCGGCCAGGTCTGTCTCATGTCTCCTATGAAGTCAATAATCTCGGAAACACTTCAGCTAATTCAGGTTTAGCCAATTCGCTTGATACCCTACCATCGGGTAACATCATGTAAGAGAAGAAAGCTACTTCTGTTCCTAACACACTGGCGGTTATAGCCTTTGCCTTAATATCGTGATATAACATAGTAGCTGCTTGCCTTTTCGCGGCTGGTTCCTTGCCTGAATAAGTCGGTAACACCGGCCACGCTACTTTATAGGTCTGCTCCTTAATCTTGAACCCCAGCATAAAAGCTGCTTTCCCATTAGTAGAGCCATAACCATCGGCTAATATTTCACCACCTAAGTCCTGTATAACCTTCTTGGCTCTATCTATCCATGTGTCAGGTGAACTTTGGCTGGTTTGCCAATAGTGACCGACATCTTCAGCATATGGTAGATTCATCATCCCACCGATACCTTCATTACTAATTGATTACCCTGTGGCTTAACCGGTTTCTCCTCTTTCTCGTTCAATAAATAGGCGCCGTTCCCACATTCAGTACAAGCTGCCAGGTAAGTCTTAACCTCACCCTCTACCCGTTCCACTTCATTACCCTGGTCATCCATGATGATGACCGTATCGCTAAACTTCCAGTAAGTCCCTGGCTTGGAAATCGTTTTGAACAATGTTGATAAGCGCTTCACGCCATTATATGCCTCGTCTCCACTATATGGGAAAATGAGACCCTGGTTGCCTGTAAGAGTA